CTCTCCGCGGTTGGCAGGAGTGGGAGGCCGGCAATCGACGTATGCACCCCGGGCTGTGGGAGCTTTTCAGGATCAAAACAGGAGAGAACAATGGAAAAAATGCTCCGAGTAACGGCGAGTGATTTCTGCGCTGGAGCAGTCTTCGAGGACAACGAAGATTTTCACTTCATATGCACCAAGGCCGCGCCGAAACTTGGCGCACTGCTCAACATGGACTTAGAGAAGGCCACTCGTCGTTGCAAGATGATGGGATGGGAGACGGAAGAAACCGTAATCGTCCCGGAAGTCAGATTCCTTTTTGATTGGAATCAGCTTGATAAAGGAACGGGGCCAATCCGAGGCCGCCTAGTCCAAGTGTCAGACCCGGAACACCGAGCTTTGTTGGGTCAAACTTAGCCCTGTCCATGTCTCTGGCCGTGCCAAGGCCGTTCTTGTAGAGAATGGCGAGGACATCAGAATCAGACGGTTTTCCCGATACCGTATCGCTTATCCCTTTGATCCTGACCGACTTCATGCCCTCGTCTTCGGCGTCCATGAGTATTCCAGCCAACAGACGCTGACCGTTATTGCTTCTCACCGGGGGGAATGATTCAGGCCAAGTATCCACCCGGAGGAAGTTGTTTGCGGTTCAGCGCCTGAACGGCCTGACCAGCCGCAGGAATGGGCTCGACGTCGTAGAGCCCTAGAAGGGCGTTGTTGGCGACGTTATAGAGGCAAAAAATCATTTCCAGTACCTATCTGCTAGTGCCTCTTCCCGCGTCGCATATCTGCGAACGGACATCACGCGAAGGTGCGTTACCCGGTAGTGCCCCTCGAACATCAGCAGCCAGTTCCTGGGGGTCCAAAGGGCGTTCTTGGGGGGAATGAACTCGATGACACGAACGTGCCGCCAGCCCATCGCTTCGGCTATCCCAAAGTGTGGAATCGCACCACGGAAGGATCGCGAACGACGGACCCATGCGTACTGACGGCAGAGACCGGCTACCCATAGCCACATCGCCACCAGCCAGCAATTCGCGAGTTTCATGCACGCGCGGCCTCCTCTTTCCACCCCTGGCGCAAATAGCCGAAATCCCGCGGCTCGGTCACGAAGACATCTGGCTTTCCGCATACCCCGCACTTGCCACAGTGGTAGGTCGAAAGAATCCCCCTGTTTATGTTTCTCCCCAGGCGCGTCCCGCATGGATTGCAGACCCAATCCGGTTGCTCAGGGTCGATATTGGTTTTAGCCATGGTAGAACCCGGGCGGAAGTTGCTCGCGGTTCAGTTCGGCCTCATACGAATTCTTGCAGTGCCCTGGGCCAAAGGCTGCATCAATCCACCGCACGCGCCGGCTCCACTTTCGATAGTGCTTGTCGTCACCCGCCGGGTCTTGCGCCTCGCGCCAGCATCGAGCAGAAAAAGTCTCGTCAGCCATCGCGTCGTCGTAGCAAAGGCAATGAACCCACTGGTCCATGGCGACCCATGCCTGATGCGATTGCTCCAACAAAATGAGACACACGAGCGCCAACATCACCCACATGCCGGCCATCATCCCGATGAGGAAATCACTCATGGGTGACGGTCCTCTTTGTTGTCGAGTTTTGATTCAATCCGGTCGAACCTGGCGAATAGCGCATCGGCAACTCGCGTGAATTCATCCTTGCGAACGTACTCGCCCGCAACCAAGACCTCGATTGCTTGCAGTTTGTTGGCCAAATCCCGTTGTTCGCGGAGCATATTGGCCAAGGTCGCCTGAATCGACTTCAGGACGTAGCCTCCCAGCAGTCCACAGAGGGTCACCAAGATATTGAAAATCACTTGTGCCATGGGATCGGTAAAGTTCATTGGGCTGGCCATCCATCGCTTAGGGTTTTTGCTGCGTTCCAGTATTGGTCAGCCAATTGCGCCAATTCTCGCTGTTCGCCATCGCACGCTCCGAGAGCCTCGGCGAGTTTTGCGGCATGTCCACGTAGGGCTTCGGCGGAATCTGCGGGCAAGCCACGGGCGATGGTGTCGAGAGCGTCGCGCAACCGGGCAGAAGTCCGAGCAGCGGCAGCAGCAGAAGCAGCATTTTCCGCTTGGCGTTTTGTGGCTTCATTTCGAGCAACCTCCAATTGAGTATTCCATGCCATCTCTTTCCCCCGGGCTTCGTCTTTGGCCTCGTCGAGTTTCTTCTGATACTCGGCGCGAACCTCGGCCCGGCCTTCCTCGCGCACGCTCTCGAGGAACAGATGCACACCCCATCCGATGGCAGCTACGAGGACCAGGCCAGCAAGCCCACGGACGAGATAAGGGACCATTGCGGCTGGGATCATGTCGCCCTCGAATCGAGGTAGGCTTTGAAGACGTACCCTCCGAACGCCGCGACAGGAGCCGTGACAGCCCCGATGATGGCCGCAATCTCCAGTCCAGGCCGTGCGTTCCCCACCGCGTACCACATGGACCATGCTGACACCTCCCAGGTCATCCAGATGGCTACCCCAAGGACAAGGCGACGGATGACCCCCCGGTTATCAAGCCAGTCCCAGAATCGCGTAATCCCGTTTTCAAGCGCTTCGGTCATGCAACCTCCCGTCCAAGCTCTTTCAACCTGTTGGACCATCCGTTGAGAAAACACCTTTGCGACGGGTCGCGTTCCACAATCCGCTGGTAGAAGTCTTGCCGCTGATCGATAACATCGGCAACCAGATGGCTCTTGTAACCGTTATTGACGTCCATATGCGCGGCATTGATTGTGACCGGACCAATAATCCCGTCGTCGTCCGTCCCTAATGCCCGCTGTAGGAACTTGATGGACTGACGGACGCCATGATTGACCGCGCCATCAAATACAACGAGATCGATAGGGATAGGCAAATTATCGCCAGCGCAAGGCTTCCAATAATCGGATCGGTAGATGTCTGCAACCTCATCGTCTGAGATGAATCGTACGCTTTGAATCGGTAAATGTCGGCGCTGAAGATAGGCCGAATAGACCCCCTGAGTGATTCCCTTGTTTGTCGGGCCGCCCCGGTCTTCACTTCGATCAACATAACCGCCCTCCCGAGCAAGAACGAACTTCAGGCACGTTTCAAACCGGCTTACCATTTGACGTGATCCTTGACCCATACAAGCACTGCCACCACGCCAGCGCCTAGCGCGGCGCAGAATTTCAGGAAGGCCAAAACGCCCTTGGCTGCTTGCCATGTATCCAGCAAATCCGCCAAAGAGGCGTGAATCTTGGCAATTTCCGCCTCTATGCTGCGGTATCGCGCCATCTCGTCTTCGGTATGTGCGGCGATGCGTTCATCTACATGGCGGATAATTTCTTCAGTCGTGGGGCTGCGGCGGTCATTCATGTCATGACACCTTGACGACAGAGCAGGACGATTGCGTCCGGTCAATATTCAGGGCGCCGCCAGAATCTTGATGGACATAAATAGCCAAGTTCGATCCATTATTCAGGAAAAGGGTTGTTGTCAGGTTTAACGTCGTGGTCCTGGTTCCATCGCCAGGCAGTTTGGCAATCGCCGTATCAACAGCCGCCCCGCTAACGTAGAATTTCAATTGCCGCGACCCTGTCGCATTGGCAGCGAACGTGACATTCGCTGAAACGCTGTAATAACCGGCTTCCTTGGGATAAATAATATTGATATTTCCGGACGTCGAATGCATCCCGCATGGGTCTGAAACATCGGTCGCCCAATCAATGGCCGTCCAGGTTGAATTGCTGATTGATTGCGTTGTTGTCCCTGTTACGGTCAAGGCCATCGGCCCGATGCCGTTGAAGTGATTGGAGATCACCCCGCGAACCGTGCAGTTTTCAACCACGTTCGCCCAAGCCTTGTCATACCCGCTCGTTGAGTATTCCAGAGGGGAAACGTCGCTGACGAAACCGTCCTTGCAAGTTGGAGAGCCCTGCGAATCAACCACATGACACCCAGAAAACCTAATTGCTCTCGGATAACTTGGATCGATAACCGCCGAGGACATGATCCGGAACCCCGCAATAGAAGATGCCGACCATATTCCGTTTGATCCGATATTGCGGGCTATACACCCTGAAAACCGGATGTCCTGCGGCATTTGGGAAACCGCGCCAACCGGACCCGAGATCACAAACCCATAAAGCCCACAATCAGCCGCAAGGCACCCGGATACCGTTCCAAATGCCGCAGAATTGGCGAGCTTGAACCCATAGGTTCCGCCCATAGAGGCGATGCAGTTGGATATTGCAAAATTCGTATTCCCAACGCTCCCAGAAAAATCAAAACACTGATCCAGGTTGTAAGAAACACAATCAGAAATCGCAAAAGAATCGCACCCGCTTACACCAAGTCTGGTGTAACGGCGATATTGCGTTGAGGCAACATTTGTTGTGTAATTCCCCGGAGAACCGGATGTAACGTTCTTGACAAGGCACCCATTCATCGACCACCGAGAACACCCGTTAATCACAAAAGCCTGAATGATGTCATCTACGATGACCGGGGACGCGGGGACAACCTCTTGCCAATAATGCTCGGTGACCGCGCACTTTGAAATCTCGAAATCGGTTGAATTGTGGATAGCAATCCCATTCCCCCGGCCGCCGTTCGTAACGACGACATTATCCAGCGTGAAAAGACTGGATGACGCAATATAGATTCCAGCAAAATCGGCAAGGTCGCCCACCGTGTAACCAGCCGATCCCCCGCGGTCGATATAGACATCGCGCATAACAAAACGGTTGTTATTGCTCGCGATGTAGAGCGTTCGGGTCTGAGCCGAGGCCGGGGAGAGTTGTTTAAGCCGAATGTTTTGCATGCCGACAAAAGCATTCGACAATTGATTGACTCCCCCTCCCATGCCATAGGTCCGCCCGCCGCCGTCGACTAATTTGCCGGATGCGCACGCGGCCAATACGGCAACTGTATCGTTTGCGACACCATCGCCAACGGCTCCGAAATCCTTGGGGCTTACGACGTCAAAAACCTTATCCCTGAGCGTCCTATAGACCATCCCAGTCTCTTGTGGAGCGACGCCATAAGCCCCAATGGCCTTGGAAAGCCTCCCCGCCAATTCAACGGCCAGCATTAGAAGTCTCCGCCCTGACCGAAGAACTGAAGCACCTTGCCCGCCGCAACCGTTGTTTTGGCCTTAAACTTCAGCGGGACTCCGGATGCCAACAGAAGGACTTGATTAACGCCATCTCCACACAACCAGGGAAGGTCGGTGATATTCATGATCCGCACAGAATCGGCCGTTCCATTTGTCCCTGCCCCGGCCGGAATGTTGATTTCTCCGATGACATAATCAACCGCGCTAACCGTAACGATTGCCTGGACGACCACCGCGCTTGTATCGGTGCTGGTGGCCGCTATCGCCTCTAGCTTCGATCCACTCGCGCCAGCCGTGAAAAACGTTACAGCATTCGTGCCGTCAGAGTTCTGAATCTGAGCAACCGGAGTTTTGATGGTGCCGACAAATAGGGGGTTCTGGGCCATGATTAAAGCGCTCCGTAGTTTTGAGCCATGAAAAGATTTGCCGCGGTGCGCAACTCGCTATCAATTTCCTCGATAGCCGCCTGCGCATTTGAGGCGGATATGGTTGCAGTTGGGGTAAATCCGACGCTTGACGCGGATGCTGAAAAAACGACGGGAGCGACCTGGAGCCATTTCCCGGCCGCCAGATCAACGGCGAACGACGCCCCGGAGGTATGGGACACGATGCAAACGTAGCCCACCGCAGAAGAAATGACGAACGCCCCCACCGCATAAGCCGTTGCCGTCACCCAGGCCGCATTAGTCGGGTCCGCTGAAAAAGCACCGGAGGCGAGAAGCAATCGCACATCGGCGGCCAAAGCCTCATAATGCACGGTGAGATTTCTGACGGCCCCGTCATCCCGTTGCAAGAGCGCCAGGTTGTCTAGAGTCTCGTCTAGCGTCTGCTCGATTGCGGCCAGTTCAGCATCCAGCGCCGCCGTGTTGACAGTGCTTCTCCCGGATACTCCGGTCGCTTCCTGTTCGCTGAAATCGGTTGCCGGGGTGTAGGCTGTTGGTTGCATACTTTTTTCCTGGTCGGGCCTCTATGGATGATTCGTGGCGTCCTTACATCGTTTCTTTTGCAGTCGTTTTCATCATCGGGTTATGGGACATCCTGAAGCGCAGCATTTCCGAATACGGCGCCCGGAGCGGCAAGGTAGGGTGCGACACGCTGCATTTGCTGGGCTATGCCTTGGGCCGCCTGTGGGCGAGATGCAACCGCCCCCGTCAATAGCCGCTGAATGATCGGTATGTAGGCCGCCGATCCCGCCAGCAGCGTCCCAGGAATGACCGGAGAAGCAAGTCCGGATGCAAGGGCGCCGCCCCCGAGGAACATTCGTCCCGCCGTCCCGGAATCTGGATACTGTTGCGCAAGGACACGTTTCCCTGGGCCTGAAAGGTCTTGCAGGAAAGCCGTCCCCTCAGCGAATGCGCGCTTATCCTTCGTCCTATCCATCGCCTTGACGGCGTTATGAAGTTGCGCCGGGGAAAAGACGCCATTTTCAGCAGCAACGGAAGACCCCGCCCGCTGCGCCGTCTTCATCACCCGATATGCCTCATTGATTAGGCCAAGCTGGCGGGAAAACTGCGGATTCGCTCGTTCGATCAATCCGCGCAATTCTTGATCCGCCTGCCTCAGAGCTGCCCCTAGATTGCGCTGGTAGGCATCCGGAGAGCGCAGGAATTGCGCCGCGTGATCCCGAAGTGCGGCCTGTGCGGCTCTCAAGTTCTCGCCCGATAGGACACCATTTGGGGCAAGCCTTTGGGTGATCTCTCGGTTCAGCGTTTCGTCGAAATATCGGGCTTCGTTAGCGGGAAGCGCCTGAACCATCTGGCGAAGGTTCGCCATGTTCGTAGCAAACTGCTGTTCCCCGGTATCTGCCATCATGCGCGGCAACAAGGACTCGTAAGCGTCCTGCGCTGCTGTCCTCAGTTGTTGCAATCCTTCCCCGCCGCCTCGCGTGACCTGTCCAGGCATCCCGGCTCGATTGAGGTTATCAATCCCGCGCCGGAGGACGGCCATATTCAAGTCTTCCCCGCCCCTGCGATGTGCTGCCGTGATGGCATCCCCAAGGATTGGAAGGCTTCGCGCCTTTTCCTCCAGGCGTTTGGCCATCCCGCCGAGGGCTTGAAACGGGGTAATCCGCACGCCCTCATTCATCAGCGTTTGAATATCAGGATTGACCGATGCGTTAGGGCTGACCAGCCTGGAAATTCCTGAAATTGCCCTCTGAGCAATCGATCCCGCAACGGCCCCGCCAGCAGCCTGTTTCGCTTTTTCAGCGATAAAGCTGTCGCCCTCAAGAACCGGGGTCAGCAAAGAGGTTGCCCCGCCTGAAACGGCCGCCTGCGCCAATGGGCCAAGCCTCATGGACTGAGCGGCCCGTGTCGCCCCAGCCCCGGGAATCAGTGACGCCGCAATATTCCCGCCGACCCTGCCCCAGTCAGCCCCCGTTTCTCCTGCAGCCTTGCGTTGCGCTTGATAGTCCGCTTCTTGCTGCTGCAGCATCCCATCAATGCCCGTCTTTTGGCCGGTCACTAGCGAAGACAGGTTCTTCTCCGGTAACTTCCCGACAAGTCCGGTATTTTCCGCAATCCAGTTGTTCGCCTGGTTCCCCGCCTCGACCACCGAATCCGGCAAAGCATGGACAAACATCTGCGCCGCCGCGTCGATTGGATCTCGGAGCCCGCGCAGAACCCCGCTAGGCGCTTTCCCAGGTTGGCGCGGTGCATCGAACTGGTCGAACGGATTTCCGGCCTTCTGGGCTGGCGCGTCGAATTGGTCAAATGGATTCCCCATTACATGCCCTTCCTTAGCGCCGCATCGGTGGCTTCCTTGCCATACTTGGCGGCAAAGGCAGGCGCGAGGTGTGGATTGCTCCGAAGGTGAGCAATGGCTGCCTCGGGAACGCTCTCCAAAACGTTCGGCCCACTTGGCACAATCGGAGGCGCTTCAAATGCGGCTTTGCCAGCGGCATTCGTGAATCCCTTGATTGCCGTTTCCCTGTTTCTGCGCTTCTGCGCAATAACCTCTTTGGAGTCTCCTGGCTGGGGGAAATACTGCTTTGCCGCGTTGGCGAACTCAGAATCCGAAATGACCGCCCCGGATTCCTGACGCAGCACGGCATTGATGAAATCCCGCTGCGCCTGAATGGCTTTTTGGGTTGCATTCCCCAAGAGGGGATTCGCAATCGCGGCAGTAATCCCGTTTCCGCCGCCGATCATGGCAGCGGCAACGTTGTATTTGCCATCCAATGCGCCAAGGATGTCATGCGCCTCCTTCGCTCTGGCGCCGAATGTCGCTGATTTCGACTGAAACTCTGTCGGCGGCTTGTCCGCTTTTGCCTTCGGGTCATAAACCGTCTGGTTCCCGTCTTTGTCAGTCAGGATCAGCGGTTGGGCGATCTTTGAACGGGTCAGGTCAATTCTTGCCTGGACCTCTGGAATCTGCGCCCGATGCAGCGCAGCGGAAGCCGCAGCGTTTCCGGCTTGTGCCCGATTCTCAAGCGCGGCGGATTTGCCGACATCATTGAGCGATTCGGCCCCGGTGAATTTGTCCATGACCCCGTTTGCGCCTTGGTGGAAAAGTTCTTTCCCCTGGCTCGCGGCCATGGCCTTGCCGAAAGTCGGAATCGTGTCAGGCTTTGCCATTGCCGCATCGATCCGCCCTTGTCCGACCAGATCGGCGTAAGCCTTCGCCATTTGTTCGGCGTTGCTGTTCCCGGTCGCCCCAAGGTTCATGAGATGCGCCGCCCTGCCCGTGTTATACCGGGATACAGCGTCAGGGGTCGCCCATCCCGGACGCGGGGCTTGCGCCGGCTCCGGAGGGCCTTCCTGCCCAATCGGCAACGCCGGCCCGGCAACTTCGCCCCAGGAGCCGGAGTTTATGAAGCCGTCCAACTGCTTCCCCTGCCCGTCACTCAGCCCCGCCAGGGCTGCCGCAATCTGGCTGGCGAACTCAGGCGTCTGATACATGCCGCGCTGACGCATCTGCGCCGCCTGTTCGTTGTACAAGTCAGCATGCGCTTTTGCCATCCCGGCCTGGGAGAGCTTGAGTGCTTCGTTGTCATAAGCATTCCGGTAAGCATCCCCATTCAAGCCGGATGCGAACATCCGCCCTATCCTGGTCCCCATCGCGCCGTAATCGCTCATAACGGCCTCTTAAAATGGACGAGTCGGGGAGCCGCGGGAAAACCCGCTTCCGAACATGGAACTTATCCGCCCCATGGCCTGCGGATTGCTTAGGGCGCTTCCAGCCCCGGAGATGAGCCCGCCAAGAAGGGTTTGCGTGCTGTCAGGAACCCCGGCGGCTGTAATCCCGGGCTGTGCTGCCCTATAGGCGCCTTGCGCGTTTCTGCCAATCACGCCTAGTTGGGATGCGTAATCCGCATTCCGATAGCCCTCTTCGGTCAGCATGTCTTGCGCCCCGCGCATCCGCCCCATAAGGCGGGCGTCCCGCATGGCTTCCGATGTCGTCTGATTGCCGGATTTTGCGGATGCGTCAGCAAAGACCTTTGAAATCCTCCCCTGCGCCTGGTCAAGCCCTGGTGCGGATTCGCGAGCAGCCGTCAATTGCTGGGCCAACGAGTCTCCGGCAGACTCCCGCGCCTGATCGAAGCGTTGCGCCCGCTGCGTCGGGTCGTATTGCTTGGCGTTATCCATCGCCGTGCGTTCGGCTTGGCGAGCGTACTGGTCTTGCTGGTCCTGAGCGCGTGCGATGGCTTCGCGCTGCGCGTCGGCGGCATCAGAGGCCGCTTGCTGCTGCATCACGCCGCCCAGCAAGGTAGCCCCCAGAGATAGAGCGGTTCCGATTCCGACATCACACATATCTATTTCCTCCGGCGGTTAGGAAATCCGCCCGTTTTCGCTTCGTCCGTTGCCAAAGTAATTCCCGAGTCCGCCGCCATAAGCCCTTCTGGCGTCGCTCACTCCGGATGCAATCTGGCCGTTGTTGTATGTCCCGAACAGGTCAGCAAACATGTTTTCCATGCGCCCGGCCATGGAGTTCTGGCGCTCAATGTCGGCATTCGTCTGCAGTTGAGAGAGCGCCGAACTCATCGCGCTGCCCTGATCCAGGCCGGCGACGATCTTTGAAATCAGCCCGAGCCGGGATTGCTCATCGGAACTTCGCACATTCGACGCGGCGGAATCCGCACGATTGGCAACATCCAGAAGCCCCCGGTCATTGGCCTTGGTGAAATCCCGCCCCATGTCGATAGCTTGGCTTGATCCGGCCGTCCCCGCCCGAGCGAGGCGGAACCGCATCTCACGCGCCGCTTTTTCGCGGTCGTCGTTCAACTGCTGCGAGTAAAAGTTGCGGGTATCCCCACGTACCGTGTCATACATCCTGGCGCGTGCATCGGCCGCCGCTGCGGCTGCGGTCGGCTTTTCGGTCATGATGTTTTCGTAGATCGGGGAATAGGTCGCGCCGCTGCCATAGACCGGGATTCCCATGACGCGTCCCGTCATCGTCCGTTGCGCCGTCTCGTACTCTTGAGGGGTTACGGTGCGTGACGTTGCGGGCGTGAATTCATCGCCCGGGGTTGTCATCGTGTAACCTGTCAATCGCTTTTTCCCGGTCGGGGACATGGCAGTCCTTGGGCCAATCCCGAAAAGCTCATTCACGGCCTTTGTTGCCGCATCAATCCGCGCCTGCCGAGCGGCTTCCCGCTCAGATATTCCGCCATCGCCTCCGCCTCCGCCGCTACCGCACATCAGCTCTCTCCTTCAGCATCTCGAACAAAACAAAATCCTCGCCGCGCTTCCCGAACTGTTTGAGACTGGCCGCCTCAACAAATCCGATCTTCCGCAGCCATGAATGCGCCCATTGATGAGTGGCAATCGAATACGCCTGGATGCGGTGCACATGGCCTTCCAGAAGCCGGGAGAAGATGGCTTTCGATGCGTGCGCGATCTCAACGCCAAGCTTCCCGATCTCGTCGGTTCCCACCATCCAGGCTTGCCCGATTCCAGGCTGATTCATTGCCACCCCGCCCAACATGACCGGACGGCCTTCGTAAATTGCCGTGAAGCGCGATCCAGGCGCCCGCATGCAATCCGCGGCAAACTCATAGGGACTGTCGCTCCACCGCGTCGCCATGACTTCTTCACGGTCTGAGCCGCGCATGTTCAGGCACACTTCCAGAGCGTCTTCCCAGGTCGCTTCCACGATCACAGCGCCCCCAATGGGTCAAAGTAATAAGTCAGTGCGTGCAGCTCGAATTCTTCGTCCTTCGCATTGGTAATCACCGGGGCGATCCCGACAGAACACAATTCGACAGGGGACAACCCGCCAGGGCGTGAATCCCCATCAAAGCCCGCTGATGCCGTCTGATAATCCGGGTTCTTGGCGTCGTACTTGTGAGAGATTTCCGCGCTCCCCACCATGACCGCATCCATGCCATGAACCTGTTTAAGCACCCCAGGAGCCTGGAAATCGAGAAACGCAAACTCGATGGAGAGCGGGAAAACCTCTCCCGCGTCCGAAGTGGCGTCACGGTCCATCCGATAGACCGAATCCCCTGAACGGATATACAAATCGCCTTCCAGCTCGGAGACGTCGTCAATCTGGAAATTGAACGTGTAACGGCTCCATGCAGAAATCTTCGATGTACGCGAAAAGGAATAAACGTAGGCTGTCGAATCGACGAGAACCCAGAATTGACCGCCGCCCCGGTAATAAAAAGCCCGAACAGAAGCAGAAGGGGTCAGCACTTGCGAAACAAGGGAGTCAATGGGCGAGCCCACATCAACATCAATCAGGCTGCCGGTTGTCGCTTGTGTCGTGATGGAGCGCACCCCATCAAAGGACGCGAAAAAGACATCACCGGCCATATTGGCCGCCCCATAGGGGTACGGACAGCCAACATCAATCCCCTGAACGAATTTCATATTCGCCGGGTCCGGATCGACCTGCCACACCTGGGCCGAGTCCTTGAAGAAGACCACGAGGTTGCCGGCATACTCCCCGAGCGCAGTAGGATTCACCGCCCCGGATTGCTGAATGCCGACGCCAAGGAATCCAGCGTCCGCCGGCTCCGTCCAGTTTCGCGGGTCGTTTGTCTTGCAGAACGGGACGACCTCATCCCCGATGGCAAAAATCTTGCTTGCCTTCTTCACAACGGCTTTTGACTGCGGGCAGTTCAGGTCGTAAATCTCTGTCCCGTGGCACTTGTAAGCGGGCTTTGTCGTGCATTCGTAAGCCGCCCTGGACCGACAAGTCCATGTCACTGAGCCATCCGTCACGGTTGCGCCGACCGTCGTCGGCCATGTCGGTTGCGCCCCCGCCGTTGTCCCTGCGGTCGTGACTTCGTAAAGATAGGTATTCGCCACGGTCGGGCGACGAATCGCGCCGAGGGAAAGCGCCGTCGTTGCGGCCCATGCCGTTGCGGTCGTATCGTCCTCGGTGACAGTGGCGCCGACCGTCGTCGGCCATGTCGGCTCCGTCCCGGCGGATGCCCCAGCGTTTGTAGCCTTGAAAACGTAGCCATTGCTTACGGTTGGCTTGTACGCCTTCCCAAGAGTCTTGAGCGAAGACGCCGTCCAGGCCGTGTAATTCGATTCGCTCTCAGTAACCGTGGCGTTAATCGTGGTCGGGAACGCCGGGGCTGTGTTTGCAGTTACCCCGCCGGTTGTGATCTCGTACCGCAATCCGTTATCTACGGCCGGCCTGATCTCGCCGCCAGCCGTCAGCGCAGCGGATGCGCTCCACGGCGTCAGCGCAGAAGTGTCGTCCAGGTAGTGATGCACGACATCGCCGTTGTCGTATTCGACCACGACATACAAAAACCCGTTAAAGCTGTCGGCGTACCAGACTTTTTCAATGGATGTCGCGGGGTCGTTCGGATTTGTGACCTTGTGCGCTTCAAACAAAGGGTTTGCGTGCGTGATCGATCCAGAGGCATAGAAGGTATTCAAGATTCCGCCGGCAGCGCGCAGCCCCGTTGTCCCGGCCTCTATCGTGGCTTCCTGGATGATCCCAGGGCGCTTGCGGATCGTCTTGCCGGTCGTGACATAGCAGTTGTCCAACCCCCGCAACCGATTGGCGTCAGAAACCGACGCGCCTTTCCGCAAATCAAGCCCGTTGGCGAAATTATCAAATGTGATAACCGGCATGGCTATACATCCCGAGGCCGCGCCAGATAAACATCATCGGGATCGTCTCGACGATGGACATGCTTCCCGCGGCTGCGCCCCTTGAGCTTGTCCATCATGGCCGTCAATTGACTGCTGTAGGTTTGCGCGTCAGGGTGCCGATAGTGCGCTTTGGCGTTCGCGAGGGCATGGAGAAAGATCAGGTCATCATCCAGGCTCGCCCGGTCGTTGTCCTGGGTGAATCTTCCCAGCGATTGAACGTAGTAGCGGCGCATGGTGTAGGCCGCATCGGGGATCGGCCAGATTTCCATCTGCTGGAACCGCTCGTACCGCATGGGGATGGTTTGGGAATCGTCCGAGCGCATCGCCCAGCTAATCCCTTCCTCCATCGGGACGAATCGGCTACCGTCATGGATTGCAATATCCAGAATCCGGTCCTGGTTGCAATCGGTCGCCCAGTCGTACAGGAACGAGCCTGTTTCGGTCGCCTTTTCGTCATACTTGATGAGATGGCGCCAATCAAACTGAGCATAAAGCTGGTCCTGGGCATTCTGCAAAAACATGCCCAGAATAGGGGCATTGACCCCCGACGACCCGGCAGCGCCAAACCCTAGCCTAACGGCCAGGTTGCTGCGAAGTTCGCCAAGGGTCTTGTAGGTCATTCTGCCTCGGGCTGCGCTTCTTCAGCGGCTTTGCGTCCGCGCTTTGCGGGGCGGAACGCATGCGCCTCTAGGCCACGGGACGAACGCCCAAAAACTCGCTCCGCGTAGGGCTGGCCGTTGTCGTTGGTGCCGTAGTAAGAAATGAGACGGTCGAATTCCATGTCTGCATCGACTTCAATCGGGTCCGCCGCTTCAAGGCGATCCACGATGTCCACCGATCCGTCGCCGTGAATATCCTTGAGCAATTCAACTTCATGTTCAAAGACCGTCGCGGGAAGTTTTTCGGCCATGTCACGGGATACGACGACCAAAACATGCTTGGCAAGCATTTACAGGCTCCTTAAGGAATTGCCCCGGCACTCGGCCGGGGCGTTTTGATTAGGCTCCGATCAGAAGGCCATCCACCGAACCACTGGTAAAGGCCGTCACATTGAGCCGCATGCGGCGATAAGCCGTCACCACCGCAGATTTGCTGCCCGAATTGGACGCCGGAGCGGTGAAGGTCAGCAGGTCGGTCCAAGTCGCCGAGCCATCGACCACCGTATCCAGGTCATTGGTGCCCTGGATCTTCGCGGTGCCCACAAAAGCGCCGTTCGTCGGCTGAATCACGGCATAGACGTACCCGCCACGCTGGAAGGCAGTGTCCGAATCTTCCGCCTTCTGCGAAGTGCCGGCGGTTGCGGAAGTGAGGGTGCCGAGGGAAACAGATTTGATACTCATGTCGGCTCTCCTTTAGGCCATTGCCATGACGGCGTTTGCGTTAGAACGATTGGTGGTCAGCGCACCACGCCAGGTAAGCGCCCAGTAATAGACATATTTGTCATACACACGGGGCGGCTTGCGAGTCACCATGTCCTGACCGTCCATCGGGCGCAGGGTAATGGTCCTGGAATTGATGAAATAGCAGCGCTTCGTCCAGCTCGGAGTGGGAGACACGAATCCGCCGAAGTTGTCGTCAAACTCGGGGCACCATTGAATCTCGACGCCCTTGTAATAGACGCCGGAGACGCCGCCATCCAGCTTGCGCGGCTCGCCGCCGGCATACTGGATTTGCTGGCCGGAGTAGCCGAGGGCTGCGATGTAGTTGTCAATGAAGGTCGCGCCGGCAAAGATCAGATCGGGGCGACCACCATTCTTGACACACGCACGCCACATGGTTTCCATGGTGCCGAGCATTGACAACGCCGTTGCCTGGGTCGTCACAGCGGTAATATTCAGCGTGACGCTGTTTCTCCACCAGACGTTCGACGAACTGGAGCGGTCGATGCCGCCCACGGTGCCGGTTGTCGGAGTGGTCGAAACCAGGGCATCAAGGCCGGCGACGGCGTCGGTAGAGCTGGTGCCGTCCAGTTGCAGGTACATCGAGAATTTTTCCTCGAAACCGAGGCGCAGAGTTTCGACCTGATCTTGCAGCAGAGAGGTCAATTGCACCCGTTCGGCAGCCGAGGCGTTGCCGCCGCCGCCGCTGTCGTCGATGGAAATGCCGTTCTGGGCAAGCCGATCTTCGTCAAGGGAAAAGCCGTCATGAGCCGAACGCCAGGGGAACTGGCTAAGCTCGATGGTGACGCGCTTGTTGTAGGTCACAACGGAAGCGCCGTTGAACCATTGGAAATTCGACTGATAGCGGTAGCGCAGTTGCTCGATGATGTACTGCTTACCGCCTGGGAAGGACTTCTTCTTCGCCATCATCGCCTTGAGGAAGGGGCGTTCGACGGCGACTTGATCGATGGGGTTGTTCTTCAGGTAGAAGTCAATGGCAACTTTGCCGGCGTCCTGAAGTTCCTGGGTGGAAAAGGGCATTTGGAAACTCCTTAAGCATGTTGGGAAGCCCGAAACGGGCGACTCCAGGGGCCAAACTGGATCGAGCCGAACATGCAGAAGGCGAAACCTGCGAACGCAGCCTGAACTACTTCATTGCGTTATACGCGCAATTTTTCATCGTCAGAAATACTAAATTTAACCGAATCGTCAAAAGGAAAGGGCGCTATCCAAGCCGCCCCCGCCGATCATCCCGCCGAGTATCCCAATGCCCCTTCCAAAGCTTCGAGCATGCTTGCGGGCTGCTTCGCCCCAGCCGATTGGCCGGATGCTCTGAGCGGCGCCGGAGCGGCCTGGGCTGGCCTGGCCATGGGCATCGCGGAGATGGTGTTGTATAGGATGCGCACCTGCTGTTGCCACATGGACGGCGGAAAGTTGCTGGCGATTTCCGGCAACTGCTTCAGGATCAATTCTTCCTTAGCCGTAAAATCGGGGTCCGTCTTGGCCCATTGCGCCGTCATCTGATCGATGGCCGTCACCGCCTGCTGACGCTGCGCCATCTCATTGTGCTGTGCCTGGGTCGCTTGCTGTTGCCGTTCATGGGCGCTGGTCTGCTGCCGTTGGAATTCACGGGCGCGGGCGATCTCCATGGCCGCCTGTTCGTCCATCCGATAAGCCTCGACCGCTTGGCGCAGGTCAGGGTATTGCGCCAGCGGGTCGGCGCCAGGAAGCGGCTTGCCAAGCGCGAATGCGATCATTTGCCGCTGTTGATCGAGCATCGTCAGCGCCCCCTCAAGGTCGCCGCTCTTGATTCTGGTCATGTAGTCGATAGCCCGCGAGAACTCCTCGGCCGTGGCCCCGGTCGATTGGATCATCTGGCGAAATTCGCCGATAACCTCGTTCGCCTGAGCAATCTGGTCGTCCTTTTCGTGGAGCCGTGTTACCAGATTCCGGAACCGATCCTGTGCCTTGCTCGACAAGCCCTCGGGCATTTCCGTCTCATCGACGGGCTTTGCCTCGGCCTTCTGAACCTCTGGCTTCTGCTCCTCCGGCTTGGTTTCGCTCGTCGGCGTTTCTTCCTTCTTGGCAAATCGCCCCTTCTCGTCGCGGGAAACGCCGTCATCTGTTTTCCCGTCAAGCTCTGCATTGATGGCATCAAGCAGCGTTGACGGCTCCTGCTGCTCTACCGGCTCGATGGCTTCCGGTTGAGTGACTTCCGGCGATTGCAACTCGGCTTCTTCCATTTCTCTTCTCCTAGAGGATCAACAAAATGGCCGTTTCTTCGGCCTGGATACGCTTTGCCCTCGCCTTCGCCCGCTCGATAACGTCGGCCGTTAGTGAAGCGCCTAGCAATTCGTCTCTAATCCGCCCCGCCGTCTCTGGTGGCAACGGAGATTCAATCTCTTCTTGCGGTTTCTTCCGCTTTGCCTTTACAGGCTTCCTGGGCTTGTCCGGAGTGCCCCCAAGGGAGGCAAATAGCGGCCCGGTAAAAGACACATCAGGGCTCAGGTTGATCTGCGTACAGTCCGCCCCAGAGAGGATATGAACCTGGGCAATCGCCCCTGTTCCGGACGTATTGCTTTGACTGGAATCCGACCCGGTCAGGTTGTGCGCCTGAGAAATCGCCCCGGTGCCACTGACGTTGTCCTGCGCGCTATTGGCCCCAATCAGATCAATGGCCGAGCCAAGGCTTATGGCGCCGGTACTGCTGCTATTGTCCTGGGTGCCGTCGGCACCGCTCAGGATATGGACCTGGGAAATCGATCCAGTGCCGCTGGTGTTGTCCTGGGCGCTATTCGTCCCGGTTAGGACGTGCGTCTGGGTGATTGCCCCCGTGCCGCTTGTATTCGCTTGGGTACTATTCGCCCCAACAAGGGTAATTTCACCCCCGCTTGATACCGGCTGGCCGCTAACCGGAAGGCCGGATATGGGGGCGAATGGCAGCATTATTCAGGCCAGCCGATAGACCAGTCGTAATCCAAGACGGACTGGGCGTCCTCTTTTGCCGATATTGCGTCGCGATGTTTCCCGGAAACACCGGCAATCATCGCCTCAAGCCCTGCAAGTGCTTGTGCCTTGTCCATAACCTTCTCAACGATCACGGACAAATCCACGCCGCGAGCATCGGCTTCGGCTTGCAACATCGGTCCGCCTCCGGCCTTGGCTTCTGCCAGTTTGAGCGGCCATGACGCGGCTTCGTAGGGGGAAACCGGCTTGATATATCGATCCCTCAATCTGGACGCGTGAGTCTCGATCAGCCCGGAGACGAGATTGACGGCATCAGCAATTGAAACATCCGGAGCGATGCAATTGACGTACTGACGGGATTCTTCGTCGTAATCGATCATGGTCACATCCAGATGAAAATGGCGATTCCGTCACCGCCTTTGCCGCCGTTGCCAGGGGTTCCGCTCGTGCCTGTATTTCCGCCGCCCCCTCCGCCGCATCCAAGACCTCCGTTCCCACCGTGCCCGCCTGTAACCCCAGCGCCGCCAGTCGTGCCGCCGCCTCCAGCGCCTCCGAATGAGACAAAATGAAACGATGAAGTATCGAGAAGATGATACCCATTGGCGCCGTTCCCTGCGTTTGCCGCACCGCCTGTCGTTCCGCCCGCAAGGGTTGGATAACGGGCCGTACCTGTAACGTTACCGCCCGCGCCACCGTTTGAGCCTGCCCCGCCTCCACCACCGCTCCAGGTCCGCGTACCACCGCTCCAGGTAATGGCGCCCCCTGCACCGGCAGCACCGGCAGCACCGGCTACTCCGCCGATGTAAGTAGACAACGCAAGCCCATGTCCGCCCTGATTGGCCGCTGCACCAGTACCTCCGGCAGCGCCAGCAGTTCCGGCAACAGCTCCTCCACCGCCTCCAGTAGTCCCCGTTCCCATGATTGTGTTGTTTGCAACACTGCTAGCGTCCGCATAGACGAATGTCGGTTGTCCAGCGGAACCGGCTGTATTTGATGTCGTGACGCAAGCGCCACCACGACCTACGTTCACCCACAGCACATCCGGGAGCAGAATTGCTGGGAACAACGCCAGTGTTGCGCCGCCTGCCCCGCCTCCACCACCGCCCGAAACTGCTGCTCCAGGGTTAGGAGATGCCCCAGAGCCGCCGCCAGCAAGTAGGAACATCAGACACATGGATGCGCCGCGGGGCTTATTCACGCATTTCAACTGCTGCGCTGCTCCAGCCGAATCCGCCGTAACAATCTGGACTTCCCCAGACTCAAGCCTGGGGAACCCGAACATATTGATTGCTGGCATTAGTATTTCCCGCCGACGCCCGTCACCATCCATCCCGTTCCAGCGGCGCCGGTAGAAGTGCCGAACGAGCAGCACACGCGATAACCCGCAGGGATGGGAAGATTGATCGGGATTTCAACATCCAGCGATCCGGCTGTCTGCGACAACGTGATTGTCGGAAGTGACATTTCCTTGATAAGCCACGTATTCGCCGCCGTGTTGCCGGTAAATGTCCCCGTAATACTGGAGATGTACACACGAAAAGCTGTCGCCGCAGGGGCGCCAACAGATTTCGCCATGAGTTTCTGGCAAAACCCGCCATTTGTGGCATCGGCTTGCCATACGGAATAAACCGTTCCGGTGCCGTCTTGATTGGTGTTTGCCGTTGGGCCAATGACAGCACCGCCACCCGATTGAATGTCAGGGGTTCCGCAAAAGATTGGATCTTGGTTCGCTGCCATATGTCACCATGAAGGGAAAAATTGTCGAGCCAGTTGACGCCCAAGTCGTGCGTTCTCGGAAAGGTCGGCAATGAGGGTCAGAAACACATCCGGCGCACTTGAAAATGAGACTTTCGCGTTGGAATTCGATGACGATTCAATTTTGTCGCGGGTAATGCCGGTCGTCCCGTTGAACGTTCCGTATCCACATTCCCATTCCGAACCTGAAACGGCACAGTACGGGACGATCACAGCAGCCGATCCACAACCAGCGGCAAACGTCTGATAACCCGTTTTCGCGCCCGTCAGGACAAAATCACTCGTCCCGGTCGCGGAATTCGTTTCCCAGACACGATCAGCAATAGATGGCATTACGTCGGCTGGTTTGATGTGTAGGTCAGTTGCGGGAAATTGACCGTGTTTCCTGATGTGATGACCTGATCCGATGTTTCGTCAGTCACCCACAGCACCTTTGCACTTCCATCAGTGAAGGCGATATGAAGATTCGGAGTCGCGCCAGAGTTGGCCGTTGCAGTAGCAGATTTCCCCGCTGCCGACTGCACCTGCCGATTGTTCCCGGATGAACTGACGGTGTAGTCGGTCCCGGTCATCGTGACCTCGGCGCATTTGTTGCCCGTCACGGTTGCGTAGCTGTCCCCGGCCGTATATGCCGAGATGACCATCATCTTGGTGGCATTGTTCTTGATATGGTTGATCCCATTATCAAGTACGTCAGCATGTGCCCATTTCGCCATCGCTTACTCCTAATTCAAGGTATGGGGCACAGTCTCGACCCCAATCATTTCGCCCGTCTGCGGATCGCGGATCACGCGCTTAGGCGCCGTCAGGTGAGCTTGTAGCGCCGCCATCTGGTCAGCAAATTGCTTGCTCATAGCGCACAAGGCTTCGTGCATCTGGCAAACGGCTTCGATAACCTGGGGTTCTGCGCCCTGCGCTACGGGCTGCTGCATCGCGGCTTGTTCCTGGGCCATCCGTGCCTTCTCGATCTCGACCCGCTCGCGACTGGCGATCTCTTCTCCCTTGCTGGCGGCCCGGATGCGTTCAATCTCAATCTTTGCCGCTGCATCTGCATCCGCCTTGATCTGCGCTTCTGCAATCCTGGCCTCGTTGTCAGCAAGGTCTGCGGTCTTCTGATATTCAAACTTGTCACGCTCCAAGCCCATGGTCTGGGACTTGTCGGCAAGCTGCGCCTGCAATTGCTGATTGGCCGCTTGGAGTTGCTGGAGCGCATCCTGCATGGCCGGAATTTGTTGCAATGCCTGCTGTACTTCCGGGGGAATCTGCGGCGGCTGTTGTCCCTCGGGCTCCTGGGCTTTGGCGGGCGGTATGAAGGACTCAATATCCAACCGCTCATCAAATCGGCGCAGCGTCTCCTCCATCAGTTTGATGATGGTGGTCGCCATATCGTCTTGGCCGGCCGCCCTGAGTTGCGCAACCTGTGTCACCGCCTCCTTGATCTGCGGCAGCATTTGCACCCATTGTTCGCGCTCCTTGGCGCGGTTTGGCTTGCCCGTCGATCCGGCGCGAATCTCGATCTGCACCAAGTCAAAGACTTGATCCTTGGTCATCTGCGGCCACACCGCGCCTTTGCCGGCAATGCGCTGGACGTCTTCCAGGGTCATTTCCTGCAAGCACAACTCCGCCGCGTATTGCGCCATCTCGGAGATCCAATCCTCCACGACGTCTTGACGCTCGGCCATGCGCGTTTGCAAGCCTTGCGCCATGATCTCGGCCTCGGTCGCCGTTTTCGCCTTGTTGATCGTCCCCTTCGATGCGTCGCCAGCGCCAAGCACCAATTCTGCATCCCGCAGAATCGGAGCGACATCATAAGTCATGGGATCAACGGGCGGATTGGGCAGAACCGCAACATCATTCGTGATCGGCTTGTTGGGGTCGCCGCCAATGCCGATCCACTCATTCGATGCGCGGTTCTTGAGGTTCCGAACATCCGCGTCCGACAAGTCGCCGGAATTTCTGAACACTCGCACCGGGAGGTTTTCTTTCCGATGCTCAGAAAAATTGGTCCGCGTGGTGTTGTATTCGTCCTGCAGTTCGATCAGGAGCGCAGCATCGGAAATCGGCACCACGCTTCCGTCAATCGGGTTGAAGGCGAGGCCAAAGAAGGGATAGAACCTTTTGCCTGATAGTGTCGGCTGGTATGGTTCGCGAGCCCATTGATCCGCCCCAGCGCACAGGGTGTAAATCGTATTGCTTGCGCGGTCCCAGGTTTCAAAAACTGCCACCAGAAGCGGCGCATCATTGTTGTTGCTGCCTTGAGTCTTCTTGTCCTGCCCGAACCGCGTTGCCGTTTTGGGCGGCTCCTTGCCGAATTGCTGTTCGTATTGCTCTGTCTTCATCCACACACGATGTGCGATAGCCCCGGAGTTCTCGTAGCCGTCAAACTCGTACATGGTTTCATCGAGGATGAAAATATCCTCGGTTAAGACGTGATCGACCACGATCCCGGAAAACCGGGTGACTTCCACATTGGCATTCAAAGCGGCGATTTGCTGCTTAAGCTCGCCTTCCTTGGCGTCAAGATCGGCCTTCGCCCCGTCCCCCTCTGCCAATTCGTCGCGAAGGTATTGGATGCGCTGCAAATTGTCCTGGACGTCAGCAATGCGCGATTCAATCAACGGATCGCGGCTGATGTCTTTCTGCCAGGTGACCTTTGCCCAGCCGATTTCGACCGTCATGGCGGCGCGGATCGATGCTTTGGCCCGCTTCTTGAGCCGTGCATCTCGGATGAACTTCCGATTGAGAACCGCCTGCATGGTCTTGCAGAACTCGCCCACCCATGGGTAAGCCTCGTCTGTAGCCGATTCGCTTGGCGTGACCGCGATTTCAGGATTCTTGGCGTAAATCTGCGGGATGATTGCCGCAAAATTGGAGTGAACAATGTTGGTGCGAACCAGCCCGCCCGCTCCATCGTCGCACACATCGCCGCGAACATACTTCCGATATTTTTTGTATTTTTCTTCTTTTTTCGCCTCGCGCTGCTCTTTCAGAGCGCGGTCTAGGCGCTTCCCCCACTGCGCCGCAAGGGGGATGGACTCGGCTTTCTGCTCGTCAGTGCGCTCCATACGGCTTGGCCTCCGCACTGACTGACAATCCCGTTGCCTGGTCTAGCTTCCGCAGCGCGGCGATGGTATCGGCAAGCCCTTCTTGCGCCAGGGTTTCCGCCTGCCACGGCCAGGTCGCACGAACGACGATGCATTCCCCTTCCAGGGTTTTCCCATTGACCGTGTAAATCCAGGCATCTTTGCCAGTCTCTGCCGGAATATGCGCTTCAAATTCGGGGGATGGGTCGATCAAAGCCAAGAGTTGCTGATGATCGAGCGAGGGGCGAGAGACTGAAAGCCCTTGGCAAACGCGGGAAATCTCATTCATGGCGGCAATCCATGATGCAATTCCCAGGTTATAACCCAGGTCAAATCATCGTCAGAAATACTATTTACGTCGAATTGACCTGTATTTGCTGATTTCCTTCGGAGCGTCAGTAATCATCATCATATGTTCAGCAGTTCCGGGCCGCGGGCCGTCTTCCTTGGGGCGTTCGCTGCGAATGATGGGCCGCGCCATGACGCCATAGCGCAGCGCATCCCCGGCGTGGTCTTCCTGGTCGGTGTCGATGTCCTCTGGATTATGGTCATCATGCTGCAGCGTCGGCAGCGTGCGGATGAGATGCACGCACGTATCGAAGATCACCAGGAGCGGAAGCCCGTCATCGTCGCAACTAAGCCTGATTCGCATCTGTTCCCATCCAGGACGGCGCTTATTGTCTGCACGCCGCCAACGAAGACCTTCGCGCCGCATCATCTCGGCAATTGATGGCCCTCCGTCCTCCGTGAATATCGCAGGGTCCGCCACGCCCCATCCAGTATCGTGCGTGGTTTCCTTTCCATCCATGCGGATGATTTCACGAGCCACGGCGTCAGCGGTCATCTTGAGTCCAACATTGGGATGCCCTGGCTGCATTCCGTAATACTCGCGATAGACGATCAGCGCCCCACGTGGGAATGCTGGCATCGATCCATCAGATACCGCAATCCAATAGCACGCGAAGGGTTTCGCAGAACCCCAATCGAATGCGCGGTATCGCGTCCAATGTATCGGGATCGAAAATGGCTTGATAACGTGCCTGGAGGAGTTCCACTCGCTGAAAAACGCCCCCGCAACGATATTCCAATCCCCTTCGAGCCATGCCTTGCGCAGCACTTCATTGCCGCCGGTCGCTGCTCTGATGCGCTGCTGGTAGTGTGGATCGGCCCGCAACAGGATTTGATTGTCGGACGTCCTGCTCGGAATGAACATCCGAATGAACCCCGTATCAGGGTCTTTGAACGGATGATACGGAGGAACGTTTTCGATATACCGCTGTTTGACCCATCCATGCCCAACTCCGCCGGGGTTCCCCGTTGCCCGCATGGTGCAAGGCACTCCAAACGCACTCCGCAGCGTCGAAAGCATCTTGAGCAAGCCGCTAGGCGTGTGGTACTCGGTCACTTCGTCAAAGCTGATCCCGGTGTATTGGTGCCCGTGGTATCGGCCATAATCCTTCTCCGTCTCGATGTATCGCATCTTGACCGTAGCGCCACTAGGCCAATACCAGCAATTCGAGAATGGATGCTCGGCCGAAGATTGCGATTTATATACCGCACCTTCCCCCGGAAAAATCTCCGATGCTCTGGCCTGCAATTCCTCCAACTCCGGATAGGTTTTCCGGAACATGATCCCGCGCCATTTGTCCCGATAACGCAGGGCGCCGTCTTCCTGGTAGCCGCATTGCGCATCGGACTTCCCTCCTCCGCGCTCGCCGCCGAAGAATATTTCATCGCACCAATCGGCCAGCAGAAACGATGTCTGCGCCCCTGGTTGTGGGTCCCACATTAGACGATCCCGTGATTCTTCAGCCACTCCTCGCGGCTCATGACCGGACGGACCGACACATCATGCTCATGCTTGACCGCGCCGCCCCCTTCTCCGGTCATTTCGGTCCGCGCCAGCTTCGGGATGTGGTACTCAATCATCTTCAGCCAGAGATCAAGCGCCCGGCCCGGGTCGTCATTCGCGACGTCACGCAGCCATTGCTCAATCTCTGGAGCCGTCGATTCTGCGACGCGGGCAACGACTTCGCGAACCTCCCGCGTCACCTTGTTGATCGCCCCCTTCTTTCGTCCTTGTCCGCTAGTTCTGGTCTTCATGACGACCTCCTTTCAAATCATTCCGTGCTTCAGGCGCAAGGCCGGTCTAATGGTCCTCAGAAGTCCAATCGCGCTTCTGCGCGAATGACAACTTCCGAATAACGAATGAAACTGTCTGACTCGAAACCCCCATTGCTTCAGCAACAGCTTTTGGCGATTTCCCATCAACGACAACCGCAATTGCGTATGCGAGTTCTCTATCCGTAAGATATGGCTGCTTCTTCCCATGGACCCACCTCCACGCCATGTTATTGAAGGCTACTAGATCATCCATAGTCATCCGATTAACGGCGATTCTTCCCATCATTCCTTGATGCTCCACTTCTCGCATGTCGCCATCTTTTTTACGGCATTTTGTATCCGCGCAAATAAACTTTGCGCTGCGTCGAAGCGAATGCGCTGTTAAGCCCTTGCGAGCCGCCCTGGAAGTCCAAGGCCAGTGTTGCCACGGGCCGCGCTCGCCCAATAACTCAATCGACAATCGATCCAATTTGCCATCGCGCATAAACTGGCACTCTTTGTGCTTTCGCTTTCGCGTTACTTCTCAACCAAAATTGTCTGGAAACATTTTCCGCTGAAAAACCGCCGAAGCCTGATGTCGCCTCGATCTGCCGCCCTTCTGAGGACATCTCTAACGGTTCCAGGTTGCGCGCCTGTTTCCCTCGCGAGTTCCGCCACAGTCCGATAAAACGCGGCCTTTTGCAGTACCAGCTTCCCGATTGTCGCGGGGCGGCCTCTCTTGCTCATGAGCTTTCCGCCCCCTTTGTTGTCCAGACGACTGGCTGCACTCCTCGCCGCTGAACCAGCCATGACGACGACCCGGCGATCTTGCTCGCCAGCATCCATGGCAGCCGTCG